CGAGGCCAACCCGCACGCGCCCGCATCGGCCGGCCTGCCGTCGGGCTTGCGCTTGGTCATCCCGCTCATCCAAGCCAGCGCCGCCAGCGGCACGCGCGGGGTGCCGCCATGGCGCCGCTAGGCCGCCGGGCGCTGGCGCCCGCAGTCAAGATCGAGTACAGCGGGCGCGACATCACCGCCGACCTCGAGCCCTACCTGTCGCGCATCGTGTACGTGGATCGGCTCAACGGCGAGGCCGACAGCCTCGACATCGAGCTCGCCGAAGTGCGGCACAGCGTCTCGCCTTGGCTCGATGAGTGGTACCCAGACAAAGCCGCCGAGCTGGTGGCCTACATCGGCTACAGCCACGCGCCGCTGGTGCTGGTGGGGCGCTTCGGCGTGGACGAGGTGGCGATCGAGTCGCCGCCGCTGGCGGTGCGCATCCGCGCGCTGGCCACCGGGGTATCGCAAGCCGTGCGCACGCGCCAAGGCCGCTCCTACGAAGACACCAGTCTGGCCGCTGTCGTCGATGGCGTGGCACAGCGCATCGGGGCGCAGCGCAAGGGCGACATCGGCGCCGTGCAGATCGATCGCGTCACCCAATACCAAGAGTCCGACTGGCAGTTTTTGGTGCGCCTGCTGCGCGAGTACGGCTACCAGGCCAAGCTGATCGACAACAACCAGACCTTGGCCGTGGCCCGGCTGGCCGATCTGGCGCAGAGCGCGGTGCGCGAGCTGGTGCCGGGCGATCTGTCATCGTGGAGCTACCGCGACCAGATCGCCAGCGTGCCCAAGCAGTCCAGCGTGCACTACCACGACCCGGCCAGCGCCGAGTTGGTCACGCACCAGGCCGAGAGCGGGCAGCTGGTGGCTGGCGACACCGTCACGGCGGCCGACGCCGATGTGGCCGTGGTCAGGGCCAAAACGCCCGAGCAAGCGGCCGCCAAAGCCCAAGCCATGCAAGAGCAGCGCGAGGCCGACAAAGTGAGCTTCGACTGCACGCTCATGGGCGACCCGGCCCTGATCTCTGGTGCCGCCGTGGACGTGCGCGGCCTGCGCCGCCTCGATGGCCGCTACGTGATCACCGAGGCCCGGCACGAGATCGGCGTCGATAGCGGCTACGTCACCACCCTGTCGATGCAGCGCATCCAAGAGCCCGAGGCCACCACCACATGAGCAGCAAAACCCGCACCGAATCCGCGCCCACCCTGCGCTTTGGCTTTGTCGTGGCCCTAGACGAAGCCGGCTGCCGCGTGCGCGTGCGCTTCCCCGACCTGGGCGACCTGCAAAGCTACTGGCTGCCCGTGCTGCGCGCCAAAACCCACCGCGACCAGCACTACAGCATGCCCGACGTGGGCGAGCACGTGGCCTGCCTGCTCGACGGCCACGGCGACGACGGCGTGGTGCTGGGCGCGATCTTCACGCCGCGCGACCCGGCACCCGTGGCCAGCGCCGACCGCCACCACGTGCGCTTTGCCGACGGCACCACAGTGGACTATGATCGCGCTGCGCACAAGCTCTCGATCCACTGCGTGGGCGATGTCGAGATCGTATCCGGCACCCACATACGGCTGAGCGCGCCGCGCATCGACCTCAACTAGCCCATGCCCGCCGCCCACCGCCACCGCGACACCTGCACCGGACACGGCTGCTGGCCCTCGCGCCCCAACGCGCAAGCCAGCGCCAGCGTGTTTGTCAACGGCGCCGGCTGGCACCGCGTGGGCGACGCCTGGGAGGTGCACTGCTGCCCAGCCATACCCGAGTGCCACGGCGGCAGCTTGGCCGCCGGCAGCGCCAGCGTGTACGTCAACGGCAGCGCGGCCGGGCGCGTGGGCGACCCGGTGAGCTGCGGCTCCGTCTGCGCCACTGGCAGTGCCAACGTGTTCAGCGGATAAAGGGCTTTAATTCAAGCCTTTAGGCCATGCCGCCAACAATGGCGGCATGAAGCCGAGCGAACACCACTGGCAACCCGCACTGGGCCGCGACGGCGAAGTCGTGGGCCTAGACGACCTGCGCCAAGCCGTGGCCATCATCTTGCTCACGCCCACGGGCAGCGACCCGCTGCGGCCCGAGTTCGGCTCCGATCTGCATCGCTACATCGACTATCCCATCAACCGCGCGCGGCCGCACCTGGTGCGCGAGACCGTGGCCGCCATTCGCCGCTGGGAGCCGCGCGTGGCGGTGCTGCGCGTCACGGTGGAGCAGCTGGGCGACGCCGGCGTCAAGGTGAGCGTGCTGTTTCGCCCCGCCGGTGGCGACGAGGTGCTAACCGAGGTGCGGCTGCGTGGCTAACCAGACCCCGATCCGCTTGGTGGACGACGATCCGCTGGCCATCACCAACGAGCTGGTGCAAGCCTACGAGGCCGCATCGGGCAAGGTGCTGTATCCGGCGCAGATCGAGCGCCTGTTCATCGACCTGATCGCCTACCGCGAAACGCTGGTGCGCGCCCTCATCAACGACGTGGCGCGCCAAAACCTCGTGGCCTACGCCCGCGCCCCCATGCTCGACTATCTGGGCGAGCTGGTGGGTGTGGCCCGCTTGCCCGCGCAGCCGGCGCGCACCACGCTGCGCTTCACACGGGCGGCGGCGGCTGGCGTGCCCACCCTGGTGCCCGCTGGCGCCTTGGTGCAAGCGGCGCCAGGCATCAGCTTCGCCACCGAATTGGATGCCCTCATACCCGCTGGCGCTGCGGCCGCGTTTGCCGACGTGCCCGCCGTGTGCACCCAGCCCGGCGAGCAAGGCAACGGGTTTTTGCCGGGGCAGCTCACGGTGCCGCATGCGCCCCTGCCGGCCGGTGTAGCCGTAGCCAACCGCACCCTCACCGCGTCGGGTGCCAGCGCCGAAGGCGACGAGCGGCTGCGCGAGCGCATCCGGCTGGCGCCCGAGTCGTTTTCTGTGGCGGGGCCGCGCATGGCCTATCGCTTTGCCGCCATGTCGGCCTCGCCCCAGGTGCGCGACGTGGCCGTGCTCTCGCCCGCGCCCGGCGTGGTGCGGCTGCACCCGCTGGCCATCAACGGCATGCCCAGCCCCGAGCTCAAAGCGCTGGTCATGGCCGCCGCCTCAGCTGAGGACGCGCGCCCGCTGTGCGACTTTGTCGAGGTAGCCGACCCGCTGCCCATGCCCTTTAGCGTAGCCGCCCAGCTCACCCTCTACCGCGACGCCGACAGCGCCGCCACGCTGGCCGCCGCCAGGGATGCGCTCGACGCCTACTGCGATCAAGTCGCCGCTGGCTTGGGCCGCGACGTGGTGCGCTCACAGATCATCGCCGCACTGTCCCTGCCCGGCGTGTACCGCGTGCACCTTGCAGCCCCCAGCGCCGATTTAGAGGTGCCGCCCCAAGGCTGGGCGCACGCCGTGGCGCGCTCGGTCATCGTCTCCGGGGCGGCAGATGGCTAACCCGCACGCCGACCCCTTCGCCCCCGATGTCATAGCGCTCGATGGGCGCTTTGGCCCGCTTTCGGGGCTGGTGACGCGGCTATCGGCCCTGCCGGTGGACAAGCTGCTCATCTATCTGGTGGATCAGGTGGACGCCCGGCTGCTGCCCGAGCTCGCGCGCCAGTTCAGCCTGTCCGGCCTTGAAGGCTGGAGCCTAGCCCGCACCGACGACGAGCGCCGGGCCCTCATCCGCCGCTCCATCGCCCTGCATCGCAAAAAAGGCACGCCCTGGGCGCTGCGCGAGGCGCTTAAGGCAGCAGGCCTTGCCGGCCTAGACATCGACGAGCGCCTGCCCGTAAACCGCTTCGACGGCACGCTGGCCTTTGGTGGTGCCCAGACCTACTCGGCTTATAACTGGGCGCAGTTTCGCCTCACCGCGGTGGCCGGCGACGACCAGCCCATCAGCGCCGCGCAAACCGCGCTCATGGTGCAAGTGGTCAACGAATGGAAGCCCATGCGCAGCCACCTCGTGGATGTGCAGCATCGCGTCCAATCGCAGGATCGCGTCACGGCCTCCGAGGCCTTGCGCAAGTCGGGCGCCCTGAGCAGCCAAGACCAGCATCTGTGGGGGCACCATTTTTACGACGGCAGCTTGGCCTTTGACCAAGGGCAGCTGCACCGCTTCGACGGGGCGCTGCGCTACAACGGCGCTGCTGCGCTCAACGGGTTTTCTGCAACGCCAAGCGGCGCACGGTTCGAGGGCGAGCGCGAGACCAGCGCCATGGCAGCGCAGATCGTGCTCAGCGATCGCCAGATTCGCGTGCCCGCCTTTGATGCCCAGATCGACTACAGCGGCCACACCGACTTCGGCGAGCGCGCGCCAGTGGCCACCGACCCCCCCATGCCCGTGCAACTGCGCCGCCATCGCCGCTACGACGGGCGCATGGCTTTCAGCCTGCACCGCTTCGATGGCGCGGCGCGCTACGCCGGCCACTTCACCCACTTCGGCAACAGCGCCTACAGCGGCGACGAAATCAGCACACTGGAGATTCGCTAATGGTTCACGACCTCATCCGCGTCGAAATGGAAGGCCTGTTTCGCCTTGAGCTGCGCCGTCACGGCAAGCTCGAGCAGCTCATCGAGGAGCGCAACCTCATCGTCGATGGCGCCAAAAACCAGCTCGCGCGGCTGGTGGGTGGCAACGTCGCTGGGCGGCACATCACCCAAATCGGCTTTGGCATCGGGAGCGCGGCGGCGGCGCCCACCAACACGGCGCTCACGTTTTCGCCGCTGCACCCCACCACCAGCTCGCGCAAGGCCGTAAGCAGCGTCGAATACCCGGCCATCGGGCAAGTGCAGTTCAACTGGAGCCTGTCAACCACCGAGCTCAACGACGTCACCATCACCGAGTTCGGTCTGTTTTGCCAAGACGGCACGCTGTTTGCGCGCAAAGCACGCGCACCGATTCAGAAAGACGCCGACCTATCCCTCGTCGGCGCTTGGACCATACTTTTTTAAGGAGCAAACGCAATGTCAAACGTAACTGAAAGCGGCGCAGTCTGGGAGCCGGGGGTTTACCAGATCAAAACCACCGACCCAGTGCTCGGCGGCCCAAACGGCATCGCCAACGTGCAAGCGGGGCAGCTCGCCAACCGCACGGCCTACCTCAAAATCCGCGCCGACGACGTGGACGCGGCCAGAGGGGCATCGCCCACGCTGGCGGCGCGCATCGCGGCCTTGGCGCAGTCGGTCACATCCCTGAGCCCCGAGACGCAAAACGCAGTCATAGCCGCGCTCAAGTTCGCCATTGATCAAGCCAATGTCGCCAACAAAGGCGTGCAAGCCCTGCATCAGTTTGCCCAGCAAGAGGGCCTCATCACCATCAGAAACCGGGGCATTGTCAGCGGCTGCACGGTCACACGGTCAACGACCGCCACCCGCAACCTCAGCCTCGATGCAGGCGCTTGCTTTGCCGGCGGGCAAGTCATGGATGTGGACGCCACCGCCAATGCCGGATCGGTGCCCAGCAACCCAGGCTCTGGTGCCGCCACCGTGTTTGCATTTTTGCACCAAGGTGCAGAGGGCCGCTGGCGCCTCGCCGTCACCGCGCTCGGGCAGCCAGTGCCAGGCCACGGCATCGTCATCTACCAGCTCACGGTGCCCGGCGGCTCCACCGACGCCACCGTAGACCTCGCCCGGGCCGCCGGCGCCGAAGTGGTGCGCGCAGAGGCCGGCCGGGGCCGCCAGCTCGCCGCCGGCGCGGCGGCGGCGCGAGGGCCGTGGCTTCTGTTCCTCCATGCCGACACCCGCCTGGACAATGAGGCCTGGGCGGCGCTCAGGGACTACATCGCCGGAGCGGAAGGATCGGCGCGCGCGGCCGTCTTCGGCTTTCGCCTGGATGACGCCGCCTGGCAGGCGCGCCTGCTGGAGGTCGGCGTGGCCGTCCGCGTGGGCGTCCTCGCCCTGCCCTAAGGCGACCAGGGGCTGCTGATCCACCGCACCCTTTACGACACCCTGGGCGGCTACGCCCCCTTGCCTCTGATGGAGGATGTGGACCTTGTCCGGCGCCTTGGGCGTTCGCGCCTGCGGGTCCTGCCTGGCCATGCCCGCACCTCCGCCGAACGCTGGCGACGGCGGGGCTGGGCGCGACAGAGCCTGAAGAACCTGAAGTGCCTGGCCCTCTATCTGGCCGGCGTGTCGCCCCAGAAGATCGCGGTGATCTATGGCCGCTGACCGGTCCCGCCGCCACCTGGTGATCTTCGCCCGCCGGCCGATCCTGGGCGTCGGCAAGCGCCGCCTGGCCGCCGATGTGGGCGACCTCGCGGCCCTGCGCTTCGCCCGCTCGTCCCTGGCCCGGCTGCTGCGCGAACTGGGCGCCGACCGGCGATGGTCGCTGTGGGTGGCGATCTCGCCCGACCGGCCGTCGGGCTGGGTGGTGCGCGGCGCGCCCCTGCCCCAGGGCCCGGGCGACCTGGGCGCCAGGCTCACACGGGTGGTGCGCGCCCTGCCCCGCGGTCAGGTGGTGGTGATCGGCTCCGACACCCCCGATGTGTCGCGCAGCGACATCGCCCGCGCCTTTGCGCGGTTGGGGTCGAACGCTGCGGTTCTGGGCCCGGCCCGTGACGGCGGCTATTGGCTGATCGGTCTGCGGCGACGCCCGAGGGACCGGCTGCCGTTCGACGGGATCCGCTGGTCGAGCGCCCACACCCTGGCGGACACGCGCGCCGCCTTGGGCGAGGCGCCGGTGGCATACCTGCAGGTGCGCGAGGACGTGGACGACGGCGCGTCCCTTCGGCGGGCGGTCAGCCGGCGTCGTCTCCGCTGAACTTGCGCGGGCAGATCGCCGAAAGCTTGGCCGCCAGCGACCGGTCCCAGACGGTCGGTTCGGTGATCACCGCAAAGTCGAGGCCGGTGTCGATGGGCGAGGGCTCGCGCGCCTGCGGCAGGGCCGCGGCCAGGGCCGCGACCATCCGGCGGGCGGTGTCGGCGTTGCTCTGCAGGACCTCGAGCACATTGGCCACCTCCACATGGGCGGTGGCCTCCCGCCAGCAGTCATAGTCGGTGACCATGCACACATTGGCGTAGGGCAGCTCGGCCTCGCGCGCCAGACGCGCCTCGGGCATGGCGGTCATGCCAATGACCGAACAGCCCCAGGACCGGTAGAGATGGCTCTCGGCCTTGGTGGAGAACTGAGGCC